ATAGGTGTTACGCCAAAAGAATATTTTGAATTTTTAGATTTAACAGATGCTTATAATTTGCAACAAAAAAAAGGTTATGAAAATGTTCCTCTAATTGTTAATGGAGGATTAGAAACATGGATTGTAATTGAAGGTGGTAAATGGGTTGGTTTGACTCTTTGGGGAAAAGTTGCAGTAACTGTTGCTTTGGTCGCAGCAGCATATTTACTTTCTCCTAAGCCACAAGATCAAAGTGCAGGGCCAAGATTAGATATTGGAGGCATTCAAGGTAGAAGTCGTTTTAACCCTACGAGTGGATTTGAATCTCTTCAAGACCTAGCTACTCTTGGCTCTTTTATTCCTTTGGTATATGCAAGTCGAGGTGTAAGAGTTTCTAGTCAATTACTTTGGTCGCAAATAAGAACTACTCAATATGGTGAAACTATAAATGCACTTTGTTTATTTTCTAATGGTGAAATAGGAGAAAAACCACAGTTTGATTCATTGGCTTTAGGCGAAACTTTTTTAGCCGATCTTCCTCTGTCTAAACAAAAAGTATATTTTTCTAAAGGTGCAAGATTTGATAATAGATTAAAAGGAGTTCCTGATACGCAAACTCCTTCAAGTACTTCTGATCAATACTCAGAAGGCACATCGAAAAATACACATAATTATAGTTACAGAGGAAATAGAGAATATGACGATAATGATCCTTTTATGGTGAAATGTTATGAACAAACTAGGTTTGTTTATAAACCAAGTTTTAGTTCTACAAAAACTCCTAGCACTAATAATAAGTTTGGAGTTTACTCACCAATGCCTAATGGCAATGCTTATAAAGTTGTTTGGGAATTACTTTTATTAGCAAAAGATGGAGATGATGATATAAAAAGAGATTCAAGAATAAAAATGGGAAAAATTGCTCATCACTATCCTAGATATGTAGGTATTACAAACTCTTCATATAGTAATGGGCGTGTTTTAACTCCTAATGAAACTGGATCATTAACTGTTCATTATCGAATTTATCATGCAGTAGAAGAATCAGCATGGATTGATTCATCTATATCAAATGTTGATCAATCAAAAAAATGGAATAAATTTTCACCTTGGGGTTCATCAGACGCTAAATCTGTTGCTGACACTACTAGAGAATTTGTAGATGACACAATGGCTGTAGGTGAACAATATATGGTTGGCTCAACACTAATGACTGTTACTGAAGAAGATAATGGAAACAGATGGGTTCCTGGTTATGAAGGTTTTCAAAAAGCAATAAAATTAGAAGCAGATGAACCTGGTTATTTAGAATTTAGAAATACAGATGAAACAAGACTTCCTTTTCAATCTTTAGTTGTTCAAAAAGCAAATCTTGCAACTTTTTCAAACACTAGAAAATGTAATATTACAGAGATAGGAATTAAAAGTGTTGTTTGGAGGCAAATAAATGGTTTTCCTAATGTAAATGCAATGCCTTCTCAAGATCGCATTAGAAGTTATGAAGATAAAAATGGCAGTATTCAATTAGGCAATGTAAGTAAATATGTAAAACGTCTTAGTTTCTTTGTTTTACAAGCAAAAAAATTAAATTCTGGAGATGACTTTCAAAACGTAAATACTACATTAATTTGTGTTAAAGGTTCTTCGCCTGTTGCTCAATATAATGTTCTTTATGCCAAATCAATTGAGGGTGTTAAACAATTTGAATTTAGATTTAAACCTGTTCCAGGAAATGTAGTTCTTAATTATTATTCTGGAGCAGTACATGTTCTTAATTACTCAGCACCACTTCGTAGAGAAACAAATTATACTTTAGGGTTGCAAGTTTCCTATCATGCTCAATTAGAGTCATTACCTACAGACAAAACAAATGGTAATAAATTTACAAATAATACTGAATGGGATAGAGGAGGTTTAGGGAGTGCTTTAGATCCTGATACAGGAGATCCTCTTCCAATTGTTGGCCCTGTTAGTCAGTTTTCTCCTATGGAGAGTGGAACTTTACCAGTTGATGAAGATTTAGTTTATAACTATATAACTACGCCTTTTCTTCCTGACAACGTAACTACTTACACAGGTATTGGAACAAATAATCAACAAGGTACATGGACAAATGTAAGTAACTACAACTTTAAAGGAACTCCTGTTGTTGGAAATGCTTATTTCAGTCCACAAAAAGGAATTTACGCAATATCTGAACCTAGAGGTAGCAACACACGTTGGTATTTTACTTTTGGTGGAACTTTACTTCCTCAGACATTTTATAAAGATTATCCTGCAAATTACGCTCCTTATAGAGAGAGTGATTGGAGCGATGGTATAGAAGAAGTTGATAGTAGTGGTAATGGAACTGGAATATTTCATAGATTTAGAATTGCAAGAAATCCTTCTTCTTTAGGTAGTGCAGAAGACTGGAGAGGTAGTGCTGGTAACGGAAGAAACTTTTATGCTATTGCTGTACAAAAATCAAATAAAGTTCCTTCAATAATAATTACTACGGACGAAAGACCAACAACAGCAACAACAGGTGCTGGGGTAGGGTTAACTATTAATGTTAAAAAAACAACTGATGGAACTAATACCTATAAAGAATATACATTAGGAGCGGCAGGGACTGGTTATCAAGATGGTGACAGAGTTACTATTAATAATGAATCTCCTACTCAAACTTTAGTAGTTACGATTGTTCCTCCTGCCACAGACGTTGGAACTATTGGAACTCATAGTGATTGGAGAATGGAGGGAGGAGATGGAACGGCTGATTTTTATACAAATTATTGGAATATTGTTAAACATAATCGAAATAACGCAATAGCTGATTATTTCTTATTTGACGCAGAATCCTCAAGCCATGAAAATGGACCTGAACATGAGGTAACTTATTTAAATGAAATTACACATGCAGGTACTAGTAGTAATCCAGAGATTAATTATGAAAAACTTGCAATGGCAGGCATTCGGATTGGAGCTACAAATACGTTAAGTAGTTTTGCTTCTTTTACTGCATTTATTGAAAAAGGAATAAAAGTAGATCGTTTAATTCCTGAGTCAAATCCTAATTCTGGTACTGGTTATTTAACTAGAAATTCTGAAACAGCTTCTACTAATAACTTTGTAGAAATAGCTCATGATTTATTAACGAATACAATGTATGGCGTTGGCGATATTGTTGGACATGATGGTGTTGATCGTAAAAGTATGATTGAAGGAGCTAGGTATTGTAGAGCAAATAATTTTTACTGGGATGGCGTTATAGATAGTAAATTTAATTTAAGAGAATTTATTTTTGAACATGCTGGTTATAATTTCTTAGATTTTTCTATATTAGGTGGTCGTTTTAGCTTAACACCAAGTTTTCCTGTTGATGGTAATTATAGAATTAATTATGACGCAGGAGTTAACACAGGAATTGATATAAAAGCTTTATTTACTGATGGAAATATGAAAGATATAAAAATTACATTTTTAACGCCAGAAGAAAGAAAGATGTTTAAAGCAACTGTTATCCATAGAGAAAACAATCGAAATAGTAAAAACATAGGAGGTTTTCCTGAAAATATTGCAAAAACTTATGCTTATAATCCAACAGGACAAAACTTATCAAGTTTTTATGAAGACGCAGAAAAATTACCAGAAGAAGTTTTTGATTTAAGTAATTGGTGTACAAGTGAATCTCATGCTAAAACATTTGCAGCAATAGCCTTATCAATTAGAAAAGAAATTGATCATGGAATTGTTTTTCAAACACCTCCTAGTTCTGTTTTTGGATTAATAGCAGGTAATTACATTCGAGTTTTGACTGAGATGACACATACAAGTCGTTTTAATAATGGAAGTATTGATGAAAACGGAATGGTCACTTCTAGGTCATCAATTTCTGGGGATATTAATGCTTATGTTTGGAGTCCAGGAACATTAGGACAAATAACAACATCAACTTTTTCTGTTAATAGTGCAGGAACCAATTCAGCAGGATTAAAAAATAAATTGTTTGCTCAAGTAGACACCACCGAAGAAGATAGGATTTATAAGGTTGAATCTATTACCTATGGTGAAGAAGGATTTATTCAAATAGCTGCCAGTCATGTGCCTTTAACATCTGATAACAAACTTGCAGTTCTTTATAATGCAAGTCCTAGTGCCGTAAATGGCGTTAGTTTTACTCTTAGATTCCCTGAACTTAGTCGATAATGGCCCAAACTTTCAAACCTACAAATCTAACTCCTTCAGCAAGAAGTTATTCTCCTGGTGAGTATCCTCAAATTGAATTTGAGGCAAATAATGGTGTTAAGACTGTCATTCGTTATGGAAAACATCGAACAGGATCTACTTTAAATTTGTCATTTAATAACATTCAAGATTCAGATGCTGCTGCAATTTTACAAAATTATGAAGATATAAATTCAATTTGGGATGAAGTTAATTTTGCTGGAACTAAAGTTCTTGAAGGGGCTTCTAGCCAAATGCAGTCATATTTTGTAGAAAGAACAGAGTTAAAATGGCGATATGACGGCCCTCCAATAGTGACAAGTGTGATTCCTGGACGTAGCAATGTTGAATGTAAATTTGTTGCTTGCCTCGATTCGCCTTAGAATATAATGACTGTTTAATTTAAAGATTGTCGTGGGCTACTATTCAGGCGGTGATGGGTTGATGAAAGTGGGTACTACCACTGTCGCAACCGTAACTACATGGAGTTTTACTGCATCACAAGAAACCTTAGATATCACAACATTAGGTGACCACGACAGAAAACTTGTTGGTGGAACTCGTAGTGTTTCTGGTAGTGCATCTATCTCTTGGTATTCCGCATCAGGTGCAACTGCTGGTCAAAAAATGGCTTCTACTTTGATGGGAAACCTAATAAAGTTAGATGGCTCTGTTTCAGATCAAGTAGCTTTAACTCTTGGAATTACTGATTATGATAATGCAGAAAAAAGCGTTACTATGACTGTCGTTTTGACAAGTATTGCAATGACAAGTAGTCAAGGCGAAGTATTGTCTGCTGAAGTTTCCTTTGAGGCTGCTGATGCACCTTCTGCTCTTACTCTTGATAACGCTTAAATAGATGCCCACCTATTTAGGTTCAGGAGGGTTTATTGAATTTAAGCGAACTTCTATGGAGCATTCGCTTAATGGAACTCTTGTGCCTTCTGATGTCAATACAACAAGAAAGCGTTTTTCTTTAACTGGAGTTAAAGGAAATATTATTACTGGAGATAAGGTTGATATTAAAAGGACAGATGGTTCATCAAATTTAGAATTAGTTTCAGGTGTTAATAGTAGAGATGTTTCGTTTTTTGTTCATGTTGATGATATAGGAGGTATTCGTTTGTATGAAACTTTTGCTTTGGCTGTTGGAGGTACAACGGTAAATGCAAAAGCTTTAGTTGCTCCATCGGGTAATCAAACGATATCTATAACAGCCAGAAATGTGGCTTATAGGCCATTAGCAAGGATTGAAGAATATGAGTTCACGACATCAAGAGATCAAATAGAAATTAGTCAATTAGGAGATAATTTTAAACGTCAATATGAAAATGGTTTGATTTCTGGGCAAGGTTCAATGACTTGTTTTTGGGAACATAGATATGTTGCTAGTGATCCTGACTATTCAATTAGTCAAGAATTTTCGTCTTATTTAGCTCGTTTGATTTTACGAATAAAACAAGGTGCTGATTTTTTTGGTCGTTTCTTTTTATATAGAGAATCTTCTACTTCTGCTAATAATGCTTGGTATGAATGTGAAGCTCAAATAACAAATTGCACTGTTACTATTCCAAATGTAGGAATAGTAAAAACTCAAATAGAGTTTATTACTAACGGAGAGTTTAGTCTGCAAGTAGGTGTAGCCCCTGGATATATTCTTCAAGAATCCACCGATTACATATTGCAGGAAGATGGAAGCAAGCTGTTCTTAGAAGATGATGCGACATAATATATAAAAGGTATAAACTGTCCCTAAAGAGTAAGAGTTAAATGGCTGATCTTCAAATAAGTCAACTGCCTGCTTTAGCGGAAGCAGATTTAGCGGCTGGAGATGAATTGGCTGTCGTAGATGGCAGTGCGTCGGAAACGAAACGAATCACAGCCAAAGCATTAGTAGAAAAGGGTGTTGCTTTAATTGATGCTGGTTCGATTCCTGGTACAGCATTGGCAAGCCTTGGAACAAATACTGTTAATACAGCAGCTATAGCTACAAATGCTGTAACGGCTGCTGAGATAGCAGCAGGGGCAGTAGGGGCAGCAGAAATTGCTGATGGAAGTATTACTGCTACTGAAATAGCTGATAATACTCTTACCGCTACTCAAATAGCAGCTAATGCAATAGGAGCTAGTGAATTAGCCGATGACGCTGTCGATAGTGCTGCTATAGCGGCAAATGCCGTAACAACTGTCAAAATCGCAGATGCAAATGTTACTTATGCAAAATTAAATCTTAGTGACGGAGATATAGCAGGAGCAAAAATAGCTAATAACTCAATAACAGCAGGACAGATTGCGGCTGATGCTGTGGGGGCAAGTGAACTTGCTAATGATGCTGTAGATACAAATGCTATTGCCAATGTAGCCGTTACAGGTAGCAAGATTGCTACTAATGCAATAACAAATATAAAAATCACAGACGCAACAATAACAGGAGCAAAATTAGTTAATGACACAATAACGGCAACGCAAATAGCAGCGAATGCAATTACTGCATCTGAGTTAGCAGATGATGCTGTAGATACTGCTGCAATTCTTGATGATGCTGTAACTTCGGGAAAACTTGCTGCTGGTGCTGTTGACACAACAGCGTTAGGAGCAGCGGCTGTTACTGGAGCAAAGATAGCTGGAACAACTATTACAGCAGCAAATATTGCCGCTGGAACTATTACTGCTACTGAACTTGCAGCTAATTCTGTAGGCACTAGTGAAATTGCTACTAATGCGGTAGGAGCTAGTGAGCTTGCTGATGATGCTGTTGATACCGCTGCGATAGCAAACGCTGCTGTTACTAATGCGAAAATTGCAGATGCAACAATCACAGTTGCAAAGTTAAACCTTTCTGACGGTGATATTGCTGGAGCAAAAATAGCCAATAATTCTTTAACTGCAAATCAAATTGCTGCGAATGCAATAGGTTCTAGCGAATTAGCAGATGCTTCAGTTGATACAGCGGCTATAGCTGATGATGCCGTTACTGGAGCAAAGATTGCAGCAACAACTATTACTGGAGCCAATATTGCAGCAACAACAATTGCAGCAGGAAATATTGTTGCAAATACAATTACTGCTTCAGAAATAGCTCCTAATGCAATAGGTGCTTCAGAACTTGCTGATGATGCTGTTGATACAGCCGCTATAGCTAACACAGCGGTAACTGGTGCAAAAATTGCTAATGCAACCATTACAGCGGCAAAATTAAATTTATCAAATGGAGATATTGCTGGAGCGAAGATTGCTGATAACTCTCTTACAGCAAGTCAAATAGCAGCCAATGCTATTGGATCTAGTGAACTAGCAGACAATGCAGTTGACACCAGTGCTATTGCGGATGATGCCGTAACAGGAGCAAAGATAGCCGCAGCGACAATTGAAGGAGCAAATATTGTTACTGGCACAATTACTGCAACTCAATTAGCTGCCGATTCTGTAGGTGCAAGTGAAATAGCAGCAAACGCAGTAGGAGCTTCGGAACTTGCAGACGATGCGGTAGATACAGCAGCAATAGTAAACTTGGCAGTTACAGGAGCCAAGATTGCAAACGCAACCGTTACAGCGGCAAAGTTAAGTTTGTCTGCTGGAGATATCGATGGAACAAAGATTGCTAATGATTCACTTACAGCAACTCAAATTGCCGCAAATGCAATCACAGCTAGTGAATTAGCTGATAACGCTGTAGATACTGCTGCTCTTGCTGCTAATTCTGTAACAGCAGCAAAGATTGCAGCCAACGCAGTAACAGCTTCTGAGCTAGCAGATAATGCTGTAGATACAGCAGCCGTAGCAGATGCAGCAATAACAACAGCGAAAATTGCTGATGGAGCAGTTACAGCAGCAAAACTTTCAGGAACAATTGAAGCTGGAACTCTTGCAGATAATGCAGTTACGACATCAAAAATTGCTGATGATGCTGTAACAGCAGCAAAGCTTGGAGCAGGTGCAGTTGACACAACTGCTTTAGGTGCAACTTCTGTAACAACTGCAAAAATTGCAGCTTCAGCAGTCACCGATGCAAAGGTAGCAACTGGAATTAGTGGAACAAAAATAACTGATGCAACTATTACTGCTGCAAAATTAAACACAGCAAATATAGACAGATCTTTAAATGTAGCTTCTGGCAATTTGGGGATAAATAATACAATTTCGGCTGGAACATCTGCTGGAATAAGCTACAACGCACAGGGCTTAATAACCGCTGCAACTGCACTGGTAGCAAGCGATTTGCCAGTTGCGACAGCTACGGCAGTTGGTGGTGTTTCTATCGTCAGTTCAGGTGGACTTGCTGTTACAGGAGCAGGTGCTTTATCAATTGCTGCAACAACGACTGGAGCTACAGCAACAAAGGTCACTTTCAATAATTTCGGTCAAATAACAGGAACAGCCACTCTTGCTGCTTCTGATTTGCCTATTGCAACGGCTAGTGCTGTTGGTGGTGTTTCTGTTCCTACAGGAGGTCCACTTTCTGTTGATTCAAACGGTGCGATTACAGTTACTGATTCAGGAGTTACAGCAGGAACAGGAACGAAAGTCACAGTTGACGCAAAAGGAAGAGTCACAACTCTTGCAACGCTTTCAGATAGTGACCTTCCAAATCACAGTGCAGCATTAATTACTTCTGGAACTATTGCAACAGCAAGAATTGCAAATGATGCAATTACAGGAGCAAAAATTGCAAATGCCTCAACAACGCTATTTGGTTCTGTAGCTCAGACAGGTTTCCCAAACAGTGAATTTACAGGGCAATTTTTCTTCGATTCTGTCTCTGAAGATTTATATATTTATGATGGTAATGCTTACCAACCAATAACAACTTTAACAAAAGGTTCGCTGGTCTTTGGTGGTACTTTTAACGCTGGAACAAGTAAAGTTGCAAGTGTAACAACAGCAGGTGCAGCAGCAGGCTTAAGCATCGGAAGCAATGTTCCGACTCCTACAAGTTCAACTGATGGTTTATATTTAGTAGTTGAAAATGCTGGAACTCCAAGTGCGCCAGCACCTGTCGTTGCACTTGCGCCACCAGATTATATTTTAGGTGTTACAAATACAGGTGGAAGTTCATGGGAAGAAATTGATCTTTCGCAGACCGTGGCTGGGCAAGTTGCAAGCAATATTGTTTTTACTCCATATGGTCAAATTGGAGCAACTAATGTTCAAGATGCACTTCAAGAATTAGAAACAGAAAAGTTAGCACTTGCAGGTGGCACTGTCACTGGGCAAGTCTTATTTAATAATACTGCAACGCTTGTTTTTGAGGGTTCAACTGTTGACGCATATGAAACAACTTTAGGAGTAGTTGATCCAACTACAGCGGATAAAACAATACTTTTACCTAATACTTCTGGAACTTTAATAACACATAACGATAGTGGAACAGTAACCAGCACAATGATTGCTGATGGAACCATTGTTAATGCTGACATAAATGCCTCTGCTGGGATTACGCTTACTCGATTAGAAGGCATAACTGCTGCAAAAATAATTGTTGGAAATTCATCAGGGGTTGCTGCTCAAGTTTCTGTAACAGGTGATATATCCATCTCTGATTCTGGAGTCGTAGCAATTACGGCTTCTTCCATTGTTAATGCTGATATTTCTAGCTCTGCTGCAATTACAGGTTCAAAGGTCACAACTGGTACGACAAGTGCAGTTGGTGTTCTTCAGTTAACAGACAGCGCAGCTTCTACTTCTGCTACTACGGCTGCAACTCCTGCTGCTGTAAAGATTGCAAAAGATGCTGCTGACGCTGCTGCTACAACAGCAAATGCGGCGTTGCCAAAAGCTGGCGGCATAATGACTGGCAATTTGATTCTGGATAATGCTTCAGAATTGCGTTTTACAGAAGCTGATTCAGATGGTGCAAATTACACAGCATTAAAAGCACAGGCACAAGCTTCAGATATAACTCTCACACTTCCTGCAACAGCACCAACTGCTAACCAAGTCCTTAAGGCTAATGCCAGCACACCTACCACTCTTGAATGGGCAACTGATACAACCAATACTGCTGCGGCAGATATAACTGGAACGACTCTTGCTTCCAATGTCGTTGCTAGTTCTCTTACTTCAGTTGGGACTCTTACTTCTCTAACAGTTAGTGGAACAATTACTGGGGATGTAACTGGAGATCTAACTGGTAACGCAGATACAGCAACAATTCTTGCTACGGCAAGAACGATAGGAGGAGTTAGTTTTAACGGTTCAGCAAATATAGATTTACCAGGAGTTAATACTGCTGGCAATCAAAACACAACTGGCAATGCAGCTACCGCTACAGCCTTAGCAACCGCTAGAACAATAGGTGGAGTCAGCTTTGACGGTACAGCAAATATCAACCTTGCTGGAGTTAATACTGCTGGTACTCAAGACACTTCAGGTACAGCAGCACTCGCAACCCAGTTCACAGTTACAGCGAACGACACGACAAATGAAACTGTTTATCCAATCTTTGTAGACGCAGCCACTGGATCTCAAGGTGCTGAAACAGATTCTGCTTTAACTTACAATCCTTCAACTGGAGCTTTAACTACAACTACCTTTACAGGTAATTTAGTTGGCAATGTAACTGGCAATGTAACTGGCAACACTTCTGGATCTTCTGGATCTTGCACAGGAAACGCTGCAACAGCAACAGCTTTAGAAACAGCACGAACTATAGGTGGTGTTAGTTTTGATGGAACAGGAAACATCAACCTTCCAGGTGTAAATACAACAGGCAACCAAGACACCACAGGTAATGCGGCAACATTCACAGCGACTGCCAACAATTCAACAGATGAAACTGTTTACCCTGTATTCGTAGACGGAGCAACAGGATCACAAGGGGCAGAAACAGATACAGGTCTTAGCTACAATCCTTCTTCTGGAGCATTAACTGCAACATCATTTGTAGGTGCATTAACAGGCAACGCTTCAACAGCAACAATCCTTGCCACAGCTAGAGATATTAACGGTGTTAGCTTTAATGGTTCTGCTGATATAACAATTACTGCTGCTGCTGGGACTTTAACTGGTGCAACATTGGCTAGTGGAGTAACAGCTAGTTCATTAACTTCAGTTGGAACACTTACAGGTTTAACAAGTAGTGGTGATATTAATCTGAACGCTCAAGCAGACCTTCGGTTTAAGGATGCTGATAGCTCTCACTATGTCGCTCTTCAATCTCCTGCTTCTATTGCAAGTAGTTTTACTCTTACTCTCCCTTCGGCTGACGCTGCTGTTTCTGGCTATGTCTTAGCTAGTGATGGATCTGGAACTTTATCTTGGGTTGATCCAGGTTCAACATCATCACCTACATTTACAGGAGATGTAAGTCTTACTAACGATGGAAATTTAGTTGGTTTTGCTGCTTTAAATGGAACATATACAGGTAACGCAAAAACATTAACGGTTACTGTTGCGAGTAAAACTGGAGCGCATAGATATAACGGTTCTGGATCTAGTTCTGGTTATAAAATTGACGGAAAAGAATCACCATTTATAACTCTTACTCCAGGTCGTACTTACAAGTTTGATCAAGCAGATAGTTCCAACTCAAACCATCCACTTCGTTTTTATTTAGAAGCAGATAAGACAACTGCTTATACAACAGGAGTTACTACAAACGGAACTGCTGGATCTTCTGGAGCTTATACACAAATAGTTGTTTCAGATACAACTCCTTCTGTTCTTCATTATCAATGCTCGGCACATTCCTTAATGGGCAACGCTGTTCAAACAAACAGCAATGTTGCAGCGGCTGGTCAATTAACTGGAGCAACTCTTGCTAGTAACGTAACTGCTTCAAGTCTTACTTCTGTAGGAACACTTGGAAGCTTAAACGTCACTAATAATGTTGTTGTAGGAGGAAACCTCACAGTCAATGGAACGACTACAACGGTTTCAAGTACCACAGTTGAAGTAGCTGACAAAAATATTGAACTTGGTAAGGTAGCAAGCCCATCAGATTCAACAGCAGATGGTGGTGGTATTACTCTTGATGCTGGATCTGACGGAGATAAAACTTGGAATTGGGTCAACTCCACCGATGCTTGGACAAGTTCAGAACATATTGATCTTGCAAGTGGAAAAGTATTAAAGATAAATGGAACACAAGTTCTTGATGGAACTAATTACACAGGCAATGCTGCAACAGCAACCAACGCTACCAATGCAGCAACAGTAACTGGAGCAGCCCAAACAAACATCACTTCACTAGGAACTCTTAGTGCATTAACAGTTGCAGGGAATCTATTATTTACTGGGACAGGAATGGTTGATCTTCCTAGTGGAACAACTGCTCAAAGACCTGGCGGTGCAGATAGAGGGGCTATTAGATATAACTCAACTTTAGAAATATTTGAAGGTTATGATAATAATGGCTGGGGTGAGTTTGGAGGTGGAGGAGGTGCTACAGGTGCTGGTGGTGACAAGGTATTTCTTGAAAACGGACAAAGCGTTACAGCAAGTTATACTTTAACTGCAAACACAAATGCAAGCTCTGTTGGCCCTTTGACGATAAACTCAGGAGTAACAGTGACTATTCCAGCAAACGCTATCTGGGCAATTCTTTAAATCATGGCTTACGGCAAAATTAGAGTTGACACTCTTACTTGGGATAACTCAGGTACTCCCACCGATGTAACAATTAGTGCTTTGCCAACAGCGGCAAATCCAACTTTTACAGGTGCGATTAGCCTAAATGCTCAAGGTGATTTTAGATATTACGACTCAGATTCAAGTAATTATGTAGGCTTTCAAGCTCCTGGAACAGTTTCAAGCAATGTGCTTTGGACATTACCTGGAGCAGATGGCTCTTCAGGGCAACAGCTTTCTACCGATGGATCTGGAACTCTTTCTTGGTCTGATGCAACTAATGTTCAGGCGGCAAGTTTAACTGGAACAACGATGGCAGCTAATGTTGTTGCTAGTTCTTTAACTTCTGTAGGCACTTTAAGTTCACTCACAATTGATGGCGATGTCACTTTCACTGGGGCAAGTTCAAATGGGTTATGGGATAAGTCAGCAGATGCGTTTGTTGCTGATTTAACTGGTACTGCTTCTATAGCTACAACAGTTACAGTTGCAGATGAGTCTTCAGACACAACTTGTTTCCCACTATTTGCAACGGCTGCCACAGGAAACTTAGGGCCAAAATCAGGAACAAATTTAACTTTCAACGCAAGTTCTGGTGCATTAACAGCTACTTCTTTTGTTGGTGCTTTAACTGGAAACGTAACAGGTAATGCTTCTGGTTCGTCAGGTTCTTGTACTGGAAATGCTGCCACAGCTTCTCTTGCTACGGAATTCACAGTTACAGCTAACAACTCAACGAATGAAACTGTTTATCCTTTGTTCTCTGACGGAGCAACAGGTAGCCAAGGAGCCGAGACAGACACAGGTTTAACTTACAATCCAGATACAGGAAGATTAACTGCTGGAAGTTTTGGTGGTGCTTTTATTGGTAATGCAAGTACAGCAACAGCACTTTATCAGGCTAGAAATATTGGTGGTGTTGCCTTTGATGGATCAGCAGCTATTGACTTACCTGGTGTTAACACTGCTGGAAACCAAGATACAACTGGAACCGCAGCACTCGCTACTCAATTTACAGTTAGTGCTAATAACTCTACTAACGAAACTGTTTATCCAATATTTGTTGATGGTGCTACTGGTTCTCAAGGAGGAGAAACTGACACTGGCTTAAGTTATAACCCTTCTACTGGTGCTTTAAGTTCTACTTCCTTTGTTGGTGCGTTAACAGGAAACGTCACTGGAAATACATCTGGATCTTCTGGTTCATGTACTGGTAATGCTGCTTCGGCAACTTACGCATCAGCCGTTACGGTTGCTGACGAGTCCTCAGATACAAGTTGTTTCCCATTATTCGCAAGTGCTGCAACAGGTAATTTAGACGTTTATTCAGGCAGTAATTTAACCTTTAACTCTAGCAATGGCATGTTAACTGCCTCTGCTTTCTCTGGAGATGGTTCTTCTATCACAGATATAAATGCTTCAAACATAACTTCTGGAACACTTGCAGCAGCTAGGGTTGCAACACTTAACCAAGACACAACTGGTAACGCTGCAACTGCGGATGGTGTAGATACAACAGCCAGCACTACTAACGCAAGTCATTATCTAACATTCGTTGATTCTTCTTCTTCTTCAGCAGGGGAAACAATCCGAATGGAGTCAAGCCTGATATATAACCCTAGTACAAAACTGTTAACTGTCCCAGAATTAGATATTAAAAAAACACAAGAGACATATCAAACAGTTACTCATAGTTCTTCTGGTGGGATAGCTCTTGATTTCTCTAATGGCAATATTATTTATCTTAATCAAGGAGCAAATATTACAACTGCCGTAGGTGTTACCAACTGTCCAAGTGGTAAAGCATTTAGTTTTACTATTGTTCGTAAAAACACAGCAGGTTCTGCTTTAACTATTGCTTGGGGTTCTGCTTATAAATGGCCTTCTGGAGGTACAGCACCAACACTAACAAACACATCAAACGCTATAGACATTCTTACGTTTATAACTTTTGACGGTGGTTCTACTATTTACTCCATTAAAACTGGTACTAACTTCGCTTAATTATGTATATCGACATTGAAACGAAGAGACTTTTACCTTCTCTTCCAAACGTCTATAAACACACATCGAATTTTCAGGCTCTTACTGAAGATGAATTGACTGGTGTTTTTGTGTACCCAATAGAGTCATTTCACGAAGATAACAACTACACTGTGCTGACTGATATTTTAGGGACTAAATATATTGAGTATGATCAAGTAACTTTGCAATCAGGGGAAGTTGAAATAGGTAAAGACGTTAAAGTTATTTTAGATGAACAATATTTTATTGATAAAATCAATACAGATAAAGGACAAACAGGTAATTATCCAACTGTAAAAAGAGCGTTACTAAATCAACCAATAGTTGATACTTCAAAGCCAGAAGAGCCACCAGCAGAATATGTATATAGTGATTCAGAAAGTTATGTTTTTATTCTTTTAGGAACTTCAACATATGAAACTTTAAATGAAACTCCAACAGAAGATTGGTCAACAGAAGATAAAACTTCTGATGTTCAAAAGCGTTATAAATACTCTTTAACTCGTACTAAATTATCATCCATGCCTTCGATCTCTGTTGGCGATAAAGTAAATCAAGTAAATGGATTTCGTGGTGTTGTGAATTTAATTGATACAAGTAGTCAAGTTGTAAAGGTAACAAGTTGCTATGGGGTAGATCAGATTGATAAAGCAAAAGTTTTGACTATTGGTTCAGAAGAACTTGCAACCACAAATGTATTTTCTTATGAACAATATAGAAAAGTTATTTCTTATGGAGGTTTAAATATTGATTTTGGTTCTGAATACAATTCAGATCTAGCTTCTGCAAAAATAAAAATTGAAACTATTTATACTTCTACTGATTTTGTAGAAACTGGTGAAAACTTGACCAAGATCCAGCATACTGGGGAAGATACTGATATTACGAGGGCTAAAACAATGAACTCGCAAGGGAGGTTGGTCTAATGGCTACTATAGGTTCTTCTCAAAGGATGAGAATGGTTGGCCCAGAGCCACCAGGTACTCCTGATAATTTTGCAGCCACTAAGTCAACAACTGCTAGTAAAACAATAAATTTAAGTTGGTCTGCTCCTTCTGGCCCTGCAATAGTTACTGGTTATAAACTATCTAGGGCTGGTTCTGTTATTGCAACTCAGGCAGGTACAACGTACACAGATTCAGGTTTAGCTGCATACAGCACCAGTTATTCATATTCAGTAGTTGCTTACAACGCAGATGGTGATTCAGTAACACCAGCAACAGCCAGTGCAACTACAAATGCACAGTGCGTTCCACCTGCCACAATTGAACTTGCTGCTGATGCTGATTTGCAAGGCTACAATCAAAATGTTTCTGGTAGTCACACAAATGCAAATTTATGGTCAACTAATAGTGGAAAGACTCAAAGTGTAACTATTCCTGATGGTTGTTTTAAGGTAAGCATTCAGGCTTTAAGTGGTGGTGGTGGTGGTTACAGGGTTGCGAATTACACACATCATGGTTCTTGTTATCAAGGCCAAAACAGCGGTGGTGGTGGTGGTGGTGCATATATAAATGCTCAAAGTCCAGTAACACCAGGAACAACAGTCACAGTACAAGCAGGGAAAGGAGGTTATAGAGGTTACTCAGGTGGGCCTTCTGGAATAAAAGATGTCATTGCGGTTTACGGAGGTGATCGAGGTTCTAGGTATCCAAGTTCTAATCCTGGTGGTTATGCACAAGCTGGTGGTTCACTCCCATATGCGCAGGTAGTTGCAGGTGATGATTCTTCTGGCAGGAATGGTGGTGACGCTGCTAACGATGGATCTAACCCAACTGGTGTAGCTGGGTGGACTCATTCTGGCGGTGCTGATCAAACTTGCGGTGGTTGCTCTGGTTGCACTGGCCCTAACGCTGCTGCATTTGGTGGTGGTGGTGGTGCTGGGGGTACAGATAGTAGTTCTTTATATGGTGAAACAGCTTACGCAGGAGGGCATGGTGGTGGTGGATATGCTAGGGCGGTATTCGCAGAAAGTTGATTGTTAAATTAAAAACTAAATTCGATAAAATTCAGCATTTGCATCAGTGGTTTGAAGAAACTTATAATTTTATAATGCCTGTTTTTTTAAGTCATAATAAATATCCAGAATTAACTTTATCTAACGAGGAATGTAAACAGCTAATAGATCATGCAAATATGAGAGTTTATAATATAAGAAAAACATTACAACGTGGGTCTAGAGATGTTCATCCAAGCAATGAACTTGCACCTATTCAAAAGATAAAAAACCTAGCATTGGAAGTGAATCGGCTAACTTATAATTATGATTTAGATGAGCATGATTTTGAATGTATTATTCATAAATTTCAAAATGGAATGGGTTATTGTTTTCATCAAGATATAAATAGTTATAGGCCATATTGTAAACTTTCAGTAAGTGTTCAATTAAATGATTTAGAAGGTAATACTGGAGGTGATCTGGTCTTTTTTGAAAATGGTAAGCCAGAAGACGATTTTGTAATTCCAAGGGAACAAGGTGCTGTAACTGTTTTTCCTCCTTTCTTGCATCACAAAGTTTCTACCGTAAAATCAGGAGTAAGAAATTCTCTAGTTTTATTTTTTTACGGCCCTAGATTCAAATGAGAAAAAACGCATTAAACACAGGTTTTTTTGTTAGTTCTTATGAGATGAAGCATCCTGAAGAGAAATATCATGTATTTTCAACTAGAGAAATAACTCTAAAAGATTTAACACGAAATCGATGTGTAATACTTACTCTACCTGGTGCTTTCACTCCTACTTGCACTTATCAACATGTACCTTCCTTTGAAGACAAGTATGATGAAATACGATCTTACGGTGTAAATGAAGTTTATATTTTAACTATCAATGATTTTTTCACTCAACGAGTATGGCTTGATGCAATGGGTATTACAAAATTAAAGGCTATTAGTGATATGGAATTAGTTTTTGGAAATAATTTAAACAATGCTATTTATAGAGATGAGTTAGGAGTAAGAAACCAACGTGAAATATTAGTCTTTGATAATTGCAAAGTAGAAAAACGATTTACAGAGGTATATGAAAGCAATATTCACGACCCTTTTGATAAAACTAAAGTAGAAAACTTGTTGGATTACCTAAAAACCCTATAATTTGAAAGCATATACACTTTATCTATGTCTACTATCTCTGAATTAGACGCTGCTGTTGAAGAATACAACGGTGTCGTTAAAAGACAGCAAGAAGCAAACAAAGCTGAACTTCAGCCTCTTGCAGTAAGAATCCAAGAATTACAAGGCAAAATTATCAACGAAGCTAGAGAAGCTGATCAAGCAACTACTGAAGATAGTGGTGAGGCTTGTCCTGCATGATAAAAATAATAACTTGGATTAATTTTGCTGCCTTCATACTGGGGGTAGCGAGTTTAGGTGGTGCATTTATTTTTAGATCAAAAATCTTTGATGCAGTACTAGATGGCGTTAAGAAAGAACTTCCTTCTTTAGTTCAAGATGCAATGCCAGAAATGCCCAAAGTGCCTGAGATGACTGGCCCTGTGCTTCCGTTCGGCAAATGATTCAATTTAAATCATTTAACGGCCTGACTTCTTTAGTGTTAGGCGGTGGACTCATTGCCACCAATTTCATGAGCTTAAACATGTTGGCTCGTAAGGACTCAGGCATCCCTGATATAGCCAAGCTTTCTAATACTCCTTACAGCAGTCTTCAAATTAGAAGTGAGAAAGGTGCTGATGGTGCAGA